ATACAGTGATAGATACTTTTGTCTCTCCTCCCCAAGTTGAACGGAAAGCATCTCCACCGGGTCTGTTAAATACTAACCATTTGAGGGCGCGAATGATTGAAGTCTTACCACTATCAGATGCCCCATAAAAAATATTGACTCCCTTTACTAATTCTAATTCCGTTTTCTTATGGGATTGAAAATTCGTTATTTTTATTGATTGTATCATTAACTATTTTTTGATATAATTTTGTATGAAATTCCCTGTTACCATTTGCTTTTGCATTACAAATCATACAGAGAGTAATTAAATTATTTGAATTACAATTTTGTTTATCGTAATCTATATGATGTATAGATAATGTTGATTGAGGATTACTACAATTAGGATTTTGACAAATAGAACTATCCCGCGCTTTTATTTTCCTTTTTAATTTGTTATTCCATTCTGGAGGATAAGGAAGGGCAGATATACCTCCTTTCCAATTAAAATTGTTTTCTTTTTCGTGAGTTTCTCCATATTGTTTTTTATACACATCTGTCCACCTTTTTTTGGACTTTTCTGATAGTTTTCTTCTCGTCTCTTTTGAACATTTTCTAGTTTTCTGGTTTTTAATATAATCGGGACGAGTCCATATTTCCTTATGAATAGTACTCATTTTCGATTGAAACTCTGTATCTTTCCATAAATCTTTAAGCCTATTTGACATTTTAATTTTACGAGATATACTTTTCCAGGATTCTTGTTTCTTCTTTTTTAATTCTGGAGTATTATGAGTTACTTTATTTGATTCTCTTATTTTCTTTTTTGTTTCTTCTGAATGTTTAGGCCCTTTTTGATGTTGGTGATGTAGTTTTATATATTTATTCCACTTTCGATCCCAATAAGCCCATTTAACAGGTTTACCACAACCACAAGCACATAAAGGTCCTTTAGTCCTCTTCATACTATTAAAATATAAAGCCCTTCCAGTAAATAGCTTATCAGTCATACCATACGGAATGAGTGTATTTACCTTCAGGGCGTTAATATTTTCTGTTTGACTCATAGTACAACTAATAAGCAGGGTAAAGATAAGTATAATTTTGGAAACTAACAAATTCATTTCTATTTATACTATTATACAAAAAATATTTTAATTCTTTAATAATCTCAAAGTACTGGACATTTCCATAGCAGCATTATGAATAGCCAAAGCGTCAGCAATTCCTTCATCCCTCCATTTGGTGTTTGTCCAAGGTACATCATACAGATGTTGTATCTTATATATCATTTCCTGTTTACTTACAGACTTCTTATCAAACAAACATTTCTTGGCATCGTTTTCGCTGTACCACTCGATTCCAATATCCAAAGTATCACTAATGGTTTGAGCAATCCCGGCAACAGCTCCAATCATTACAGCAGCCTGAGCATTTTGTGATCCGTGTGGTAGTTCAGATAAAATATAAGTAACGTTGAAATGTTTAATCATTCTTAACAGTACTCTATTGATTTCACTTATTCTACGGACTGTGGCATCTCCTTTACGGATTCGTTGTTTCTTTTGGGAAGGTTCAGTTTTAATACAACCAACTTTTAGGACAGTTCCTTGCCAGTTTAATATAGCCCATCCCCAGGCTGTTATGCTAGGATCGTTAGTGAGGATTGTTCCGTGGTTATGTTTTGTTCTTTTCATCTTTCTTTTTTAAATCTTGTAAATGTTTGCCAGTTTTTGAAAAATAAACCCATCGTTGTTGCAATACACCTATTAATATTCCTGCAATTAAGAACAATATTATTTCTATTATTTCCATACCATTAAAATTTACTTGGTCTGATACCACTATTATACCAACTACATTCATTACAGTTTATTACTCCATCAATATGTCCAGTGGCTCTGTTATAATATTGGCAATCCTTATTTTCAATATCGTAAGGGCATTTGTAATGAGGAAAAGGAGTTTGATTTTTCGTAGCAGCATGGTAAGTATTCTCCTGCCCAGGATCACGATATTTACCACGTTTCCAAAGCCGGTAGCAAATCCAAAGTAAAATAATTACAATTATAATCCAAGAGTATTCAGCCAGTGTTTCCATCTTCTGTGGTTTTAAAGGTTTCTAATCTCAGTATATGCAATTCCTTTGATGCCTTAGTCAGGGAATCAATTACAAGGTGTTTCCTGGTACCGTCTTCTAATTCAGAACAATCAGTCAATACCTTTTCTAATGCTTCGTGAATGAAGCCTATTTCTGCTTCTGTCATAGTTTTATTTTTGGTCTTTGTTCTTTTCAAAGTATTTGATTTTTAATTCCTCTTTGGTGTCTGGGATTAAGTCAACTGCAATTTTTAGCAATTGTTCCTGTTCATCATTTTGTTCCTCCAGCCATTGAATATACTTGTATGCTTGCTCAAAATCTTCTTCACATTTACGTATATCATCAGTTGGCCAGTATCCAGTTTCCATTTTGAACTTTAAATGTAGTTTGTTCATCTTATTTTAGGTTTACGTTCGGTTTCAAATTTGCTTTCTATGGTTTCCCAAAGTGAGATCGTTTCCTCCTTCAATGGTTGTTCCCATTTTTCTTTTTCTATTATTTGGATGGATTTATCAATAGATTTATCCAGTGGTCCCCCATTATTAATAGTATAAATGGTATTATTTGTATAGTCTTTGATAAATTGTAAGTTTTCCCGGATGTTATCCACACCGTAGTCAAAAATTATGGTCACGGGAGCTGTACGATAAGGTTTCCATACTGAACTTTTAAACACTTCAATTTCAATTCTCACTCCAATAACATGGGAAATAGCTTTTCCAGCAACTTTCTTCTCATCCTTAATTTTTTTGGTAATTTCAGTTCGTAATCGTAAACTGGCATAAAACGGTATGGCTTCTCCTCCTGGACTTTTATATTTTGGGCCAAATTGATTTGTAGTTTGTCTAATCTGATTACTACAAACCATTAAATAATTATTCTTTGTTAATATCCGGCAAGTTTTACGGCATTCCTCACTGAATTCCTTGGCTCTCCGCATTCCCATTTTATCACCATCTTCATTATCCATTTCTAAACCAGTTGATAAAGCAGCTAAACTATCAGCAAATATACCATGTACTCCTTTCCCTTCTGGCTCCCATTTTCTTACCGCTTTGAATACTTCTGGTACGAGGTCTGGAGTGCTGTAATTCATTTCTTCAGTATCCAAATCAAATATACGGGCAAACTGTTTATTCAACCTGGCTTCAGGATCATGAAACATTACTTCTCCTTTTTGGCGTTGTACGGCTCCAGCAATTTCTGATAACAAAACGGTTTTACCTGAGCTGGCTGGTCCAAATATCTCAACCAGTATTCCTGCCGGCATTCCTCCTCCTCTAACTCTACCACCTGAAATAGCTAAATCCAACAGAGTGGATCCTGTGCTAATCATTTCGGTAGTATCACCATCATACTCCTGTTTCTTTTCTGGCTTTTTTGATACCTTTGCCCTGACTTGACGGCTGAGTTTTATGTTTTTGGTTCGTTTCATTTAGTTACTTTTTCGATTGCTTCGTTAACCTCTTTTTTTAATTTGACAATATCAAATCCCTTTAATGTAAATGCATGATTTTCAATGTTGCCTATTTTAATTAGCATGGCTAATAATTCAGCAGATTCCTGTTTTGCATATTCTTTCATTACTCTTTCGATTTCAATTAGCAATGTTCCGTTTATATTACCTGTTTTAGCAATATGTTCAAAATTTGCTTTGTCAACATTTATCGTTTTTATAAGTTTCCGTTTCATGATTCTCCTTTAGTGTGTTTCATTCTAACATTGTTAAAATTGTTTTGATATAGTCATCATTTACATTCCTCCGTATCAATTCTGACCGTAAATTCTTTTTGAACGTCATTTTAGACTCCCATTTTTTCTGTTCAACACGAGCTTTTGTGCCAATCATTTTTACCAGCTCCTCTTCCTTCTCCATTTGTGAATCATACCAATGTTGCACTTCATCCCTAACTATGACGGTTTTGGAAATGCCGTGAGCCAAAGAATATAACATAAGGTAGTCGGAAACCTGCTGGGGTAAATGAGCCCCAACAAGTTTAGTTTTTTCCGGACTGCCTTTTTTGTCACTTACTTTTAGAATTGCCATATACTATTTCTTATCTTGTTCCTCACCACATTCATCCCAAAGGTCACAGTCATTACAATCCTTTGGATATTCATCACAATCCTTTCCAAATTCGTGACCGTGTGGACATTTGTTATCATCATCCTGGGTTTCTTTACGTTTCCGGGTACGTTTTGGTTTTTCCTCTTCAACTTCTTCCTCCGGTTCTTCCTCTTTTACTTTCCTTGTACGTTTTGGCTTTTCCTCTTCCGGTTCTTCATCCCTGGTTTTACGTTTTCTGGTAGGTACTTCTTCCTCTGGTTCTTCTTCCTCATTTACATCTTCCTCATCCAATTCCAGGAACTTAGCTTCCAATTCTTTGTAAGTAAGAATATTCAACACTTCATCCAAGTTTGGTATGTCATCCAAAATGTCTTCCGTGTATTGTTCTTTCCTTTCAACAGGAGTTACTTTACCAAGCTCTGCAAATGGTTTTGACGAGCCAATCGTACCAGCATCAAACCGGCATCTCATTGTCAAACCTTCTTCCAAGTCAGGAAATACTTCATAATCCTCATCCTCTTCCAAAGTATTATTGATTTCCTCCTGACATAAATACTGTGACATATCCATAATGTGAGGTTCAGCGTCGTGTTTCTTTGAGTCTAATGGAATAACACAATACAGGTTTCTTTTAGATTGTTTCAAAGCGTCTGTATCCTCTTTGTCAGCTTCCTGACGAATCAATTCAGCTCGCTTTTCACATACTGGGCAAGCCTTACCAATGGATGTTAAACAAACAACCTTATCATTATCCACTCCGATGTTCCTGTGAATTTTGAATGGAAGTTTATACCAAAGACTTCCTGGTACTGCAATTTCATCCTCAACGTTACGATCAGGATGACGTTTGCTGGTTACTTCGTAAGGCATGAAATCCAGCTTTACAGTACTTTTTGGTTCTGGATTAAACACACTCACTCCTTTTGGTAGGTTTAAGTATCCATAGCCAGATGTCTGACGTTTGGAATCCTTGTTAACCTTACCTCTAAAACTACTTTTTCTTTTCTTTGCCATTTTGTTTTTCCTCTAATTTAGTTTTAAAACTTTTTTTGATATCACTTTGTTTATTCTTGAAATGTTTCATCACTCCGTCAATACAAGCAGCCGTTAAGACTCTTCCTATTAGATATAATGTACATAGAAAGATTACTCCTAAAGCTGCTCCATGTAATATTTCTTTTATGAGATTACTATCTTCCATGGTTTTATTTTGTTCTAGTTCTGTTCAATCGTTTACCTATTTTGGAATCAACTTTCTTTTGCTTTTCATGCTTTTCCCATTCCTGAGATATATCCCTTGGTGAACGTGGTCCGGCAAAGTATTGTTGACCGTTTAACTTTACCAGGTTTTCTAATGATGTTTTCTTTACGTCCATTGCTTTTACAGCTCCTTTGGCTGTATTGTTTTCAAACCGGGCTTCCAGATATTTTTTATTACCTTCTTTATGGCCTGCATTTAGAATG